GGGACTGAGACCACTGTTCGTCGTACAACGACGAAGATGTGGTTCTCCGCATGTTACACCTACGCTCTTCTGCCTGGAGACAGTCAGAGGGAGCGGCTTCTTCGTGATTATCAAATCGCGAGGAAGTTGTACGGCTTCGAGCCGAACTGGGGTACCGTGTGGAATCTCATTCCCTTCAGCTGGGCCGCCGATTGGTTTGCCAATACTGGTGACATGGTTAACAACCTTGTCAACATAGGCAAAGACGGCCTTGTCATTCGGTGGGCGTACATCATGAGACATGATGTCATAGAAGACACCCACGTCCATTCCGGAGTCAACTTCGTTGACAACGGAAACACTGGACCCATCACTGCGAAGTATTCGACTGAGTCGAAACGACGCGTGAAGGCGACGCCCTACGGATTCGGCCTAAACTGGAAGGACTTCAGTCCTAAACAGTTGGCCATCCTGGCGGCTCTGGGTATCACCCGGATCCCGTCGTGAGGAACAGCTTCGAACAGTTGCTGTCCCTCACACTGTTCATCGTCTTCTGGCTCACCCTAGTGTGGTTACTAGGAGGAGTCGGATTGTGGTGAACATCCAACCTTTGTGGGAGATCCTCACAAAGGTTCCAACCGAGAGAGTGATGCCATGGCTTTCGCCGATCCTCAGTCCGTTACTATCAATGCGGTGGCCGTTTCGCTTCCGCGAACCGGCTCCTTCGGAAACTCTGGAATCTTCCAGAGCAACGACGGAAATGTCAAGCTCACAGTTTCCCATCAATATGGGAAGCGGAGCCGACACACCATCCGCATCGACCACCGGAAGGTCGCTCCAGATCCGCTCATCTCGAGCCAGAACATTCAGTATTCGATGTCAACGTACATCGTTACTGACGTTCCGGTCACGGGATACACGGTGACGGAAGCAAAGCAGATTGTAGATGCGCTAACCGCGTATCTCACTGCTTCGACCGGTGCGAAGGTCACCCAGCTTCTGGGTGGCGAGAACTAGGACTGGGCTCCTCTTAACTGAGGAGTTACTGGCTGAATTGCCAGAGGCCAGGCGCAACATGGCTAGGGAAGACGACCC